GCAGCGTCAGATGTGTATAAGAGACAGCTCGGCGGACTGGGCCACGTTCAGCTCCTGCGGCTTCGCCATGTCGGGCAGTCCCGCGAACAGCGGCTGCTCCTTGAGCTCGTCCCATGTCTCCGGCATCTTCGCGTTGTCGGTCGTGTTCTTAGTGTTCTCTGCCATCATCGGCTCCTATCCGTGGAAAAGAATGATTCTGAAAAGCCCTATCCGTGGAAAGAGGGGGTTCCTTGCCGCGCGGATAGGAGACGCGGCAAGGAAGAGACGGGTCAGACCGTGAAGTCGGACGGCGCGAAGTAGGCGACGGACGTGAACTTGCCGTTCTTGTCATGCGGAAGCGAGCTGGATGTCTTGATGTTCGCCTGAGCGGAGAACTCCACGAACGAATCCGTGGAAAGAGCAGGCAGACTGGAGAACGCGATGTCCGAGTTCGGCAGCAGCAGGCCGGCACGGCCGGTCGTGTTCGTGTCGGACCACAGGATGAACAGGGACTTGTTGATGGGGGTCTTCTCCAAGGAGAAGGCCACGCCGGCGCCGGTCATATCGACCGCGTTGTAGAAGGTCTTGAACGTGCCCTTGTCGCCCTGCACCGAATTGAACGTCACAGTGCCGGTGGTCTGGGCGTACTGGGTGCGGAACGCCGCCTTGAGCCAAGTGCTCAACGTGGTGGCGTCGCCGCCGTCCAACGCGAACTCGGGCAGGTTGTCGTTCGACATGTGGCCGAGGTTCGTCCACATGCCGTCGCCCACGCCCACGGTCGCCGCCTCGACGGTGAACTGCTTGAGCAGTGCGGAGGTAATGATGGTCTCGGCCTTCGCCATGAAGATCGTTCCTCGGACGGCGGTCAACACGCCGTCGTCGTGGATGCCGATTTCGTCAGCCATATCGTTTTCCTTTCAAATATGGAAAACCCCGCAGCCGTGTAGGCGTGCGGGGTCTGATTGTGTGATTGATGGTTTTTCAGATAAGGTCAGCCGCGTGGGGACGCGGCCTGTATGCGTTTCGTGGAAGTCCACGCGACGATGCTTTTGGAACTGGTCATGTCGCCGGAAGACCGGGACTCGAAACCGGGATTGTCCACTATCCGCCCGATCTTCCCATAGTCGGTGCCGGGCCGGTAGGGCCATGCGGATATGCAACGGTGCAGCCATCCGCAGATGCGGGCCACCCGTTCCGGGTCACGGCCCAACACCGTCAAAGACAGCGTGTACTGCCATATCCAAGCCTTCAGATTCCAGTCGGGCTGCTCAGGAGCGCCGCAATGGTAGAGAATCACGTCATGGGACAACAGGAGCGAATCCGTGGCAGGCGTGACCTCCGGTTGGATGACCGGCCTGAAATCACGGTCCTTCCATTCGACGGCGTCCAGGTAGGCGCGTGTCATGGCGACCGCATCCAACTGTTCCCTTACGGAAAGGTCAAATATCGTGGGGTCAGACATATTTCGCCTCCGACATGATGAACAATCCCGGCATCCAAGCACTCGGGCTTTTGATGCCGTACTTGTGTTCCAGCCACCGGTTGAAGTAGCCGAACTCAAGATGCGAGGCGATCTCGGAACCGTCACGGCCCTTGACGCTCATGATCACGGCGGTATGCGTGCCATGCGCGTGCTTGCTGATGTCGATGCGGTTGGCGACGGACGAATGCTTCGCCTTCATGTCAGCCAGCGCCTTCGCCTTCGCCTCGACCTTCTCCGCCACGGGACGGGTCGCTTCGGCTCCGAACAGTATCGCCATGTCACGGTTCAACACCCTCGCGGGCTTCAGTTTCACGTACCCCATGTGCGGCTCCCCTCGGGCGGGACAGGCGGTTTCAACCCGTTGTCCTCGGTCGCATGGCCGATGCATCTCGCGGTGATGTTCCAATGGTGGGCGGCATCCGAGGCGTGACGCATCTCCATAGGCGGGCCGTCAACCTCGTAACAGGCGTTATCGAACCAGAACTGCGTGTTGATGTCCCCATGCCATTCCGGCGCGAGAACGATCGCCAGAGCATCCTCACGCAGGCCACCTGTCGATTGCGGCGTGGTATCCTGCGCCCAGTTCTTGGAAAACGTGCTGTTCTTATTGATTCGAGGCTCGAACGAGCAGTAACAGTAGGAGGCGTCCCCATCCGGCACGGTGCCGGAACCGTAGACGGTTTCGACCGGTTTCATCGGCTGCACCACGATCATGTCGCGGTGCAGAAGGTCATCCGTGATACGAGGCTCCAACTCGGTATCGTCGTACAGGTGCCCGCCGCCGAGTTCATCCAAATCAACACCGTCGTAAAGGTGTCCCAAGTCCAATGTTTCATCGGCCATAGGGCCTCACAATCCGTAGATTCGGCTCAACCCGACACCAATGGTGCCTACGGGGCCGTGTCCCTCCGCGTAACCGTCAAGCAACTGCTTTTCGCGTTTGCTCACATACAGGTTGGGACTGGCATCATAGGCGGGCGGATTAGGCTGGGGGTCATGCTCCTCATACGAATAGTTGCCGTTCGACTCGGATTTGAGCCGGTGCCATCGCATGACGCGAATCACCATCGAGCAGACCACGTAGGCGAACGTGTCCTCGCTCAGGTCGCCCGAATTGAGGCGGGGTTCCGCGTTGCCGGATTCGGTCAACGCCATTTCGGCGGCGATACGGCAACGTGATTTCACCCATTCGTTCGGATAGGCGTCGGCTAGCCCGGGCTGGTCAAGCAGACTGACCTGCATGTGTTTCATCCAGTCGATGCCGTCAACGCTTGCCATGACGGCTCCTACAGGACGTTGGCCTTGAACGTGCTGACGGCATCCTGCAATACGGGCAGCGCGGAGCCGTTGACCCAGATATCGTAGTTGGCCGGAGCATGATGGGAGAGCATGGCGGCGACAAGACCGTCGTTGACGCTCTTGCTGATCTCATACTCGGAGTTTTGGGCTTCGGCGGTCGGGCCGGAAGCGGTGAAGCCAAGGGTCGGGTCGTTGAACGAGGGAAGCATGACGAACGTGGCATCGGGGATGAGCGTGGTGGTGTCCACGTCCATCTTGAAGCCGCCGTCCAGTTCAAGGTTCTCGTATTCGAGGTCGAGCATACGCACGTCGTTCAGCTGAAGCTGGCTGGCGAGAACGCCCAGCACCTCGTCGCGGGTCAGTCGTGGCTTGGAATGAGCCAAGTCCATGCCGGACACTTCCTGACGGAACTGTTCGTTGACGCGCAATGCGTCGATGACCTTCGACGTGGTGAACGCGGCGTGCGGTGTACGGCCCTTGTTCTTGCGCATGACCTCAATCCAACCCTGAACGTCGGCAATCGGGTCGGAAGTAGCCTGGGACCAGAGAGTGGTCGGAGTCTGATTATGCTGCTTGGCCGGACGGCCGAACGAGTAGACAACGTTCGCGCCGTTCTCGTTGATGGTGATCTTGCCATCCATCATCGCGGAGATGGACTCAAGTTCAAGGGTCACGCCGGCGGTCTGGCCCAGATGCGTGGTCTTGGCTTCGGCCTTGTCGTGGATGAACTGCTTGTCGTTCGCGTGCTTGGCCATATCACGTTCGGTGATGTGGTCCATGCCGGACAGGGGCAGAAGGCCCGTATGCTGTTCGGCGGACTGTTCGACCATCGAAGTGTGGCCGATCTCGGCGTCCAGCGCACGACGCTGCATGGCGTTCGTGGAGAGCGTCGGCAGATTCGGCGTCCAAGAGACGGTCCATTCGCCGTCATTGGACTGGATGGGGAACATGGTGGAGAACGGGAGAATGCCGTTCACGTAATCGAAGCCCGCCTGCGCAACCTCGGTGGCTTCGCTCGGCGGGAAGATTTCCTTGTCCAATGCCATTGGATATTTCCTTTCAGATATGAGAAAACCCGCCACGAGGGGCGGGTTTCAAAGAATCGGTTTAGACGGGGTGTCAGGCGATGGTGATGGTGTTCGACTTGTTGTCGGTGCCGACCCAAGTGCCACCGGTGATGGCACCAGAGGTGTTCTTGGTCAAGGTGATGGACTTCACGCCCACACCAGCGGAACCGGCAGCGCCAGCCGAACCGGACAATGCGGTGACAGCATCATCCTCGACATCGTAGAAGCAGCCGCCCCACTTGGCCTCGTCGGCGGGAACGACCGGCAGCTTGCTCTTGATAATGTCGCCACGGTAGCGAAGGCCCACATAGGTGTCATCGACATGCCAGCCGGAATAGGTGACGTTCACGGCGACGGCGGACTCCAACAGGCCGGCGATGGCTGTCTGACGGCCATCGGTAGCCTTCGGGTCATACGGGCCGTAAGCGCCCTTGTTGGTGCCGCTCGTGATCTTGGCGAGCGGAATACCGGAACGGATGTAGATGGTCGTGGCTGTCGGGCTGACCCCGGTCAGGTACTTGTTGCGCAGAGTCTCGTCATCGACGTTGAACAGTTCGGGGACGATGGTCACGGAGACCACGCCGCCCGTCTGCTCGCCGAAACGCCACTCATTGTTTTCCTCAACGGTGGTCAGGCCGGTGCCATGCACCATTTCAATAGGAAGCGCCATGAGTATGGCTCCTTTCATTTGGTTTGCTTGTTATGGTTGCGGCGGCGGGCGTTCTGACGGTCCATCGCACGCTTGTAGGCGTCGCCGCGCTTTGGTTTCGGATTGAACTCGCCTTCGGGGTTCTCGGCCTTTCGGCCCACGCTGCGAAGAGCCTCGGCTTCCGGCACCTGAACACGACCGTTCGGCTGAACGCCCAACGGCGAACCGGGTTGGATGGGGTTGAGCTCCGCATAGGACTTGGCGAAGTCCGCGATATCCTCCGGCGTGCCATCACCCTTGTACAGGGCTTCAAACACCTTGTCAGTGACCTGCGGATACGTGCTCTTCGCAATCAGACGCGCGTTGTCGGCACGCACCTGGGCAAGCTCGGCCTGAACCTGCTGCACCTGCTTGAGGTTCGCTTCGGCCTGCTTCTCGTTCTTACGGCTCATCGCCTTCCACTTGGCGAGCTCGTTGTCACCGGGGTTTTCCTCCGGCTTGACGTTTTCATTGTTTTCCTGAATGTCGGCGGTCGTTTCTGCCGCGCCCGTTTCAGGCTGAGACTGCTGAACCGTTTCGGTTTCGGCAGTGTTCTGTTCTTCCTTGGTAGGCATCCGCCCGCCCCTTTCATTCACGCGGCCAAACCGAGGGTCGACCGCAGGTATTGGAGCCATGCCCTCTGATAGGACATGGCTTGTCTTAAATGCACCGAAGGCCGGAAGCTGTACTTTCGACCCTCGAATGGAAAATCGTCTTCCTCGCCCGTATCCAGCACTTTCTGATAATGCTGTTGGAACTCCATAGCCCTCGCGTACATGCGCTGCAACGCGGTGCGCGTCATCTTCAGGTCGGGGATATGCCATTCCGGCGCGGGAGTGCCGTCATCGTATTCACGCCGCCACTGGGACTGCGTGAGAATCGGCCCGATCTCGCTATGCGATTCCATGATGACGCGCACGCTTTTCAGGTCGGCGGCTGACGTGCTGCCAGCCTTCCTGTAGATGGCGTCCAAATCCTCCCGGTTGAGTTTCAGACCGGGGTCATTGTTCGCGGTGATCGGGGCGACGGTGCATTTGCAGTTGTTGTGCATGGGCAGAAGGTCGGCCGTGGAAAACACGTTCGTGGCCGCGACGGCGCACAGGCCGCACGTGCCGGTCTTGGAAAGCTCGGGGTGTATGACCCTACGGTATTTTCTGACGCCGGAACCGTGGAATCGTTGCGTGGCCGCACTGTTCATGGCTATCTGACCATCGGTGTTCGCATTGTCCGTCAACCGTTTCACGGCGGCGTCAAGCCAATCATCGACGGCCTTCTGCACGTAATCGTCCAGATTGTCCCATGCCAGCGGGCGTATCGACGGGTCCCTTACGGCCATGCTCCGATAGGCGTCGGCAGGACGCACGCTCACCGCCCAAGGGTCGGTGTTGTCCCTTGTGACGATGTATTCGGGAATCTGACCATCCGAAGGCATGTTCACCATGCCGAGCATCACGTCCGCATAGGAGACGCCCAGATGCCGCATGGCTTTGATGAACGCGATCTGGTTCTGTGTTATCCACGCGGACACGCCCTGTGTTATCGCGTCGTTCCACCAGTCGGCGGGGTCGAGCGACTTCCACATGTTCCACGCACGCTGCACGTAGGCGTCGACCAGCGCCTGACGCTGCCGTTCCATGACGGTCAGCGCCTGTGTCATGTCGGCCATCACGTCACCTCATTGGTGGAGTCCAACGTCTCGTCGCCCAGAACGTCGTTCAGGTCAGGGATGGTCGATGTCGAATCCAACGTGTCCTGCAAGATGGGAGCCGACTGCTGTGAGGTCTTGCCTTCGACCAGAGTGTTCTCCTGACTCAGGGCGGTGGCGAAAGCCGTGTCCTGCAAGTCCTGCATGGCTTCGGCTATATCCATCTCGCTCATGTTCAGGAACCGTCGCATGATGGTTTTGACCGGCAGCAGTCCCTTCACATAGTTGGCGGCTTGCGCCTGCTCCAAATCGGTGGGAGTTTCGACCGGCTGCCACATCGTCTCGAAACGTTCATCGGCGGCGGACTGCTGGCCGCTTGCGACCAACGCCATGCGAAGCAGCAGCACGAACGCATCATTGGCACGCTCGTTCATGTCCTGCACCTTGAGCCTCAACATGCGGGTGGTGAGCTTCGCTCCCTCCGCGCTGCCGGAAACGTCAGGGCTGAGAATCGACAACGGGGTGCCGGACGCGCCGGCCAACTGTTTGATGTCCGTGTTCGCGGCGGAGACAATCGGCGTGATGTCCGTCACGGAGCTTTCGCCCATCTTCGCGTCCTTCGGCATCAGCCACAAGGCGGCGGGGCCAAGCTCGAACAAGGACGAGTAGTCGATCTTTTCGCCGGCACGCGCACGGTTGGCCTTCACGGCCGGGTCCTGCTTCGTGTAATACTCGGGAAGGTCGCCGGACACCCAACGCTGCTTGAACGCCTGCATCTCCTGAATGCAGAAACGTTGGAAACGCTGCTGGTCGATGGCGCTCAACGTCGGAAGATGAGGCTCGAACTGGCCTCGACCGGTCGCGGTCTTCAACTGGACGATGGGCAGGCAACCGCAGTCACGGGCGAAATCAAGACCATCGGAACTGGCCGCGCCCACCCATTCGAACGAGGCGGGCAACGACGGTTTCTTCTTGGAATCATCGTTCGCCAGCTCATACACGGCATCCTCATAGTCGGGACTGTCGGTCGGCAGCGTCCGCGACTCCACCTCACGTCTGGCGACACGACCATACACGTCGGTCACATTGCCCTTATCGTCACGGACCAGACGGTACAAGGCGATGTTCTCGGTGCCTTCATCCGCGTCATACGAGTAGACGATGGCCGCGCTCTTATCGTCGGAAACGACGGTATCCCAAGGGCTGAGCCTCGAAATGTAGGCCGGGTTAGGCGTCGACCACGCCTGCGCATAGGCGGCACCGTAAATCGATGCGTCACGCAGCATGTTCAACGATTTCAGGTTCATGCCCGACTTCTGCCACATGTCGTCTGCGGCGGTGGAACGTATCGCCTTGTCCGACACCAGACGGAAGCCGGTGGGCTTCTCCGAGGTGATGACCGCGTTCGCTATCGTGCTCGCCAAGTTCATCGGGCAGATGTCCACGAACCTGCGGTAGATGTCCGAACTGGTCACATCCATGTTGCGGGGGACCGCCTTCGTGGGCACGGTCTCCTTGCCGTCGTAGAACGTTTTCAACCGGCACAGCATGGGGATACGGTTCACCAGCCGGTTCGCCAACCGGGTAAGCACCACGCCGTCGCCTCCCGGTTCGACATCATCGGGAACCAACGACTCCAACTGCACGGCCATATCTCACCGTCCTTCTAATAAGTCACTCGGGTAACGTGGGTGCGCACCCTCGGCGCACGGGAACTGGCCTGTTCCAGATAACGGGTACGCGCCGTATATGCGAGGACGCCCGCGATGCAGGCGTCTATCTTCAACGGACTGTTCGGCGTCTCCTTGTACACGAGGTACTGAGTGGAGCCATCGGCGTTCGTCCTGCGCAGGTTCTTCCTTCGCGCGTTTCTGAAATGCGCGAGAAGCCTCGGGTCGGCCAACAGTGCGACATCACCGATGACGGGATTGTCCTCGTCATCGCACGCCGTCCATTCACGGCAGAACGCGGTATGCATGTCCACATACGCCTGCTTCATGTCCGACTCCCAATTGTTCGTGTGGAACATGATCGGGTCGCCGTTGTTGCGCTGGCCCACAAGGTCGAGATACGAGTAGTCGGTTTCCCAGCCGATAATGAGGTCACGCCAGCCGTGGACATCCGCGAAGAAGCCGACAACGTTGTAGTTGTCCAGCATCCAGCGAACCTTGCGGTCGAACGCCTCCACATCGACCTGCCAGTCAGCGGCCTCGGGGCCTTCGGGCTTCTGTTCCAGTTTGATAAGGAACAACAGGCCGTCCCTGACACGACAGCCGACCAAGGCGGTCGCATCATCGGAAAGCGAACCGTCGAAGCCAAGCGTTATCTCGTCCTCGTCCGAAATAATGTCCTTCCAAGGCGCTGCCTCGTCCAAGTCGGTGCCCTCGGGAACGCCCGCATACAATGCGATGCCCGCGAGATGGCTTTTCAACAGGGATTCGGACAGCCAAGCGTCGGAAACGCTCGTGAGACTGTTCAGGTAGTAGCGAATCGAATCGCCCACATCGGAAGCCGGGTCGAGGATATCCGCGATAGGGCCGCGAATATCAACCCAGCCGTTCTTCGACGGGCCCGGCTCCACGCCGGGGGAGCGAAGCGAATACCCGTCATCGCTCACACCCTCGTCGTTGACCGGCACGATGCTGCCGTCAGCGAGAATGATATGGTCCTTGCCGTCTCTTGACTTCGCGGCGGAACCATACGCCTCATACAGGCCATGCTTCAGTTTGCCTGCATCACCCAGGTCGTCGATGTTCAAAGGCGAATACCTGTGGTCGAACAGCAGCTTCGGGTCCTTGATGCGACCCTCTCGAATATCCTGAGCGTGCTTGTAGGTCTCCTCGGCGATACTGTTCTCGCCGGGACGGTACATGGTCGTGGTTTCCAACACCCACGGTTCGGCGTCGCCCATACGCTTCGAGAGATTACGTTTCAGCGTATGATACGTGGCTTTCAACCGGGGAACGTTGTACAAGTGGGATTCGTCGGCGATGATGAACGTCTGCTTGCCGCCGTCATGCGTGGAAGAACCGGTGGCACCGGGCTTGATCGAACCACCCTCCGGCAGCAGGATGCGGGTTTCACCGACATCAAGCCCATAACCGCGCAACTGGCTCAAAGGCCCGTTCTCGCAGTTGTACTTCATCACCTGATAAACGTTGTCCGTCTGTTCCTCGGCGGTGGCGATGCACACCACGTTCGGACCCTGCACGGGACGGCCCATAGGCTCGCCCGGCAGATACTCGTAAGTCTGACCGAGGAACGTGTAGGTTTCCCCGCCCTTCGCCCAACCGGCGAAACGGCATGGGCCTAAAGCCTCGAACAAACCCAGACGGCCGCCCTTGCCGGACTTGTCGCAACCCTTGGGGCGACTCAGGAACACATGGTTGAAACGACGCTGCCCATACTTGTCGAGCGCGTAACAGTCCACGTAGAACCGCGCATACTCAGGACTCTCATACACGGGCATGTCATACGCGGGCTCCGAACCCACGACGCAGAACGACTGTATCCACCACAAGGCAAGCCAGCCAAGCGAACGCTCCCTATCCTCGGCGGTCAGATTAGGGATAACGTCATGCATCAGCCCACCGCCCGACGCTGCCTACGTGCTTCCTCCATGCTGATGACGTTCGAGGAACCCGAATACGAGGACGCCTTCAAATCATTCGCCTGAGGCGCGTCGAACTTCAAATCGTTACGCGCCTTCGGAGTGACGCCGATCATGGTCTCACGCTGGCGAATCTCAGCCGCCAGAATCGCACGCCCCTTACGGGAACGCTTGAAATCATCCTTGAGCAGCGCCGTATCCAACACGAAATCCCAGTCAGGGCCGACGCCCATACGCTGAGCCAACGGGCTACGACGCAAATCCTCATACCAGCGGCGAGTGACCGGCAACCATTCATCGCCCGTATCCGGGCGAACATCAGGCAGTTCCGGCCCAACCGGCTCCTCGGGACTGCTCAGCAAAGGCATCGCGGCTATCTTGGACGCCCTACGCCCGTTTCCTGCCATGATTCACGCTCCGTTTCCGCCCATTCCGGGCTGTCCGACGCACGGGCTTTTCGCCCCTGCACCGGTCGTGAACGAGAATGCGGTTCTCCAAAGTCGCTGAATGCGACTTCTCCAAAGGAACCTTCCACTCAAAAGCCGCGCCGTCAGGCCCGGCACTATCTACATCGACCAGTCCGCCGCACTTCTGGCAACGGCCGGCACACTTCTCAACCACCTGCGAACGGGTGAAAGACTCGACAACCATCCGAGGCCGTTCAGCCGGTTCCACCGTCCGCTCATGCAACACGGTTTCAGGACGCGACGGCAGCTCGGGATGCAGTTGACGTTTACGGAAATACCTCAAACGGCACTTGTCCGAACAGAACAAGCGAGAGGAACGCTCAGGGTCGAACCATTTGAAGCACACCGGACACATGCGGGTGCGCAGTCTCCTCAACGGAGTGCCGGAATAGTAGTTCCGGTTGTAATGCTCCCTGCACAACCCTTTGGCGCACACCGGGTTAAGACACCCGAACACAGCGCAACGCTCTATCGAAAAGCCGGCCTCGAATACCATTCGGCCTCCTCGCGGCTCCTACGCTTTTCCACCCGAGCCTCACCGCTCTCACGAGCGGTTTTCTGCTTATGGTGATATGAGCACAACGCCCACAGGTTCGACGGGGAATCATCATCAGGCTCACCGTTCTTCGCGCGAACCTTATGATCGACCTCATTGGCAGGATAGCCGCAAATATGCTTCGCCCCCGTATGCCAGTCGGTCACAATCCACTGGCATCGATGGTGGTCCCGCTCTAATATCCGCTTGCGGGTCCGCTCCCATCCGGGGTTGAACCGTGCATCACGGTTGGAAGATGACCAAGCCACGATGACTCCTTACACGTAGGGGGCGGAGCCGGTGGGAGCGTGGCGAGCGAGCATTCCAACGGGGTTAATCCAAATACAGGGGATGTTGGTCCACGAGCCACCGGCTCCTAGAGGCAATCCCGAGAATCGAACTCGAACCTGCGCTTTACGAGAGCGCCGCTCTTCCAATGAGCTAGAATGCCATGCCTCCCACTAGGGGAGCGCTGTTCAGTTATCGCCGCACGGCATGGCATGAAGCCGCCGCCGACATCCGGCGATGACCCAAGAAGCCGTCACCGCCTGTAATCGCCTCTTCTTGAAGGCGTTGTGGTACCGGAGTGGACTCGAACCACCGACCCTATGACCGTAGCCATACGCTCTAGCCGCTGAGCTACCGGCATCGCATACCCGGTGAGAATCGAACTCACGTCACCGGTTTTGGAGACCGGTACTCTACCATTGAGCTACGGGCATATAGGGATAGTCGAACCCCCACGACAGTCAGGGCCTTGACCAGCCTCACCGACCATCTCGCGGATGATGCAAGATTTGCACTTGCGAACCTTTTACGGTTTACGGCCTAGCAAGCCGCCGCATTCGTCTACTCTGCCAATCATCCACGGCCACGCCCCCGGTCCAAGAAAACAACACCAATACAAAACGGAATCCCAGAGAACTCGACCTTACAAATCCTCGTAAAACTGTTTTGACGGTTCGGTTTTCAAAAAAGGCGTGGCCTAGTCGTGAGAGAGGGAATCGAACCCACAACACACCGGGTTTGAGCCGGCGTCCTCTACCAATTGGGATATCTCACGCAAATACAAGAAAACCCCGCGACTGCGGGGCCTCACCTTGTCAGGAACCCGAGCTTCGCTCCAATCCCCGACAATCCATCTACACGACATTTTACTCACAACAAGCGTTGCAGCAAGCGTTGCAAGAGTATTCCCACCACCAATGAAACGCTAATTCAAAAAACAGCCCAGCAGATCATTCACGAGCAGAACCATTGTCCGTGCGGCCCCCACGTCTTACCAGGGTGGGGCTCTCCCACCCCCATGTGTGCGCGTGCGCGTGTACGCGCGTAGGCGTGTGCGTATGGGCGCGTGCGCATACATGCGTGGTTATGGGACTGTGAGCGGCGGCGGCATGAGGTTGAGTGATGTTGGCTCATGTTTGGTGATTGTTGCATGGTGCAACTGTTGTATGTGCGACTATATGGGTATGGGAGTAGTGGCGTGGGCTCTGTGGTTTGACGGTTTTTGTGGTGGTTATGGTGGTTTCGACACGCCGAGGGATGCTAGTGTTTCCAATGGTTTTAAACTTTCCGGATTATCCGGCTTGACATTCCCAATTGGGAATACCTATGATGAAGCCAACAAAACAAACGAACACTAAACAGAAACGAGGTAAACGAGATGAAGAAGCTAATCACGGTAGGCAAATGGACACTAAGCCAGACAGAAGATGGTCGCAAGGTGATTACGCACCAAGGCGTCTCGGCGGCCTTTATGGTCAGGCTCAACGGGACTGATTTAACAATCATCCCCCGAAACGTCAAGGCCATTGCCGGTGAATGCATAAGCGAATATCTCAGTGAGACTCAGGAAGTTGCGAACTTTGCACACGCGGTACGCGGATACTTCGCGGCTAGCTGAGAACACAGCGCGGCCATAGTGGCTGAGCTGGGGTGCAAGTCCCCAGTCGCGCACTTAGTTCCCACTGCCTAAACCTCATTGTGAGCAGAGGGTAATCAGGTGAACGTGATGATTGATAATTGAATAGTGTTGCCGAATGCCGGTTGCAGTCTGCATAGTGAGAGTGTGTCAAACAAGACTGCGTAAATGGGTTGCGCCTACCGACGTTTAGCCATGTGGCTAATGAGGATAAGAGAAGCAAGGTGAAGGCCTTGCGAGTAGTGCGCGGACCCCTGAAAGAATGGGGAGCGATGGCATCAGAAACCGCGTCTGCGATAGGTATAATTGGGCCCACTGGACTAGAGATAGCGAGGTGGGCAATGGTTGACAATTGTATTAGGGAGTACCGAGTCAAGCGTGGCTGGACTCAGCAACAGTTAGCCGACAAAGTAGACGGAGTTAATCAGCCGCGTATTGCCGCGTGGGAAACAGGTATTAGAGATTTTGGTGATACCTCTCTCAACGTCGCAATCAAGGTGGCTAACGCGCTCCGCCTATCTAACCCACGTCGCTTACTGGAGGCTCCAAGCGAGTCGAAAGAAAACACTAGCGAAAGCTAGGTGTGTGCCCTAATCAATTCTTCGCCTGACTGTGGGCCTTGTACACAGTCGGCCTAGCTCACTGGGTTTATCCCATAGTCTAGGCACTCATGGCGTGTCCCAAGGTGGACGGGATACGTTGGAACCTGTTGTATGGAAAGGTGGTGAGCCGTGTCGGTTGGCGATATCGTCGTTGACCCGCGTATCCAGACTCGACATCCCGACGTGTCCGCTGATTCGGTGCGCGTGGCATGGTCGAACGTCGTGCGGTTTATGGCGCGTGAGGATACCGACCCGTTGCGTTATGTGGCGGTTGGATACGACGAGTACGGGCGTTTGCTGGAAATGGTGGCGGTACTAGATGAGTCGGATCGTTGGCATGTGTTCCATGCCATGCGTGCGACGCCGAAGGTGCTGCGGGAACTGAAACTTTTGTAAAGGAGGAAGTGTCATGTCTTTTGTTGCGAAGGGTGGCCGTGTGGTCACTGATGACATGTTGGACAAGTGGGCTGATGATGCGGATAGCGGCGAGTTCGGCGGAAGGCCGGGTGCGGTGTATTCCGGGCCTGTCGTTCCTGTCGCTCAGGCGGATGCTGTCAGTCGGACGTTTTCGTTAAGTGCTGACATGTCGGCTATGTTGGATGCCGTCGCTAAACGTCGTGGCGTGTCCGCTGATGACATCATGCGGCGCGCGCTGGTGCGTGAGTTCGCGTCAGTGTGAGCTGTTCGGCGTGCTGGTTTTCCGACACGCCGATTTGTTTAAACCAAAATGATACGTTATGCTATCAATTATCAAGCCCAATCAGGCAAGACAAAAGCAAGTTTGAGAACTTAACAGTGTTTCCCTACATGCAAATGATACATTTTGCTGTCATAATTGGTTTACCTACTACTAGAGAAAGCGGGTAAGCCTATGGGACTTAAGGAACTGCGCAAACAAGCCGACTTAACACAAGTTGAGCTAGCCAAGCGCACTGGAATAGCGCGAACAATCATCAGCAGTTATGAGACCGGGCGGCGAGACGTTCGGAACATGACTCTTGAAAACGCTTTGAAGATATCCAGTGCACTCAACTGCCAACCGAGCGACCTGATGCGTTAAAAGAATGCGGCTAAGTAGCGCCAACTACCTAGCCGCGTGCCTTAAGTTGAAAGTTCTCTAACCAATCAATCAAATCGAGGCTGTGCTATCTTAGCACGCCTCACATGGAAGTGAGGAACCATGCGTAAAATTCTGGCGGCTTCAGCCGCGTTAATCACACTTTTCACCCTGTCCGCTTGCGGTAGTGATACCGCGAACATCCCGCAATGTGAGAACGAAGACGGCTCGGGTCAAGCTGGACTCTGCTACTGGGATAGTGCTCGAATGGGCAACGGACGCGGTACCGGCCTGTACATCTACCAAGACGGCATTCTAATCGACGAACGCTACTAAGTCTTTCAATCAGATTCATTCAGTCGCGCGGCTGTCTCCGCGCTTCAACAATTCAAAGGAGATTCAAAAATGTCTATCGAGGAAATGTGGGACGCGCTGAAAGATGATTACGGTGTGTCCGAACAGACTTTGCAAGTTGTCACCAATATCAACGGTTACAGTACCGACACCATGCATGACGTGTTGTACGCGGTAGCCGCAGAACGTCAATTCGATGGCGAGGTGGCATGATGGAACGCTCTTACATGCTTGACACGCAGTACACCACTCAAAAGTCGTTCGGCGGTAAGGCGGTCGTTGAAGTTTGGCGCAATAATCTCGGTTTAGATTATGAGCTTTTTAGCTACGGTACGCATGTCGCCACTGTTTTTGATAACGGCTTGAACGGCACGTGTCAGCTGGAACTTGAAGATACATGGTCGTATTCGAATACGACTGTGAGGCATGTTCGTGAGTTTATCCAGCAATTCGGCTGGAAGCGCATGACGAAAGCCGAAATTGGTGAATTGTACGGCAAAACTGTCTGCCGTAAATACCGCTGACCTGACTGCGATAGCGTGGCGCATTAATCCGCGCTTCCCGCCCATTCGGACAATTTCAATCAATCAAACCTTCACACTAAGGGGTGTGTCATGTCTGAAGAAGTACTGAATCCAAGCGACTTTCACGTTGGCTGGTTGGCCCAATCGTTGGCCGGTGACATCTACGTTATCGTAAAAGCCACTGACAAGACGGTGACGTTCGATAAATACGATACCGTCTGGCTTACCGTTCGACGTGTCCGGCGTAAGCGTTTCGAGTGGACGATTGAAGGAGGCTACTTCAAGGACGGTGCCTTCACGTTCTGGCCGAGTAATTTTTTCCCGCCTGAGAACGGCTTCAGCCGCAACGATTTTATCCAATCGCATGAGTTTAAGGCGGTGGAATGATGGCACGCTACTATTACGCTTACCACTGGACTTACGGTATCGGCACGACATGGGAAGACGGGTCATGGCCTGGAAGTCTCATGGTGTTCGATTCGATGGGCGAGCGTGACAAGTGGGTTGCCGACGACGTTTTTGATGGTGACTGGCATCGTGAGGCCATTACGGCCAAGGAGGCGCGTCGTATCATGGCGGATACTGTTATCGGTTTTGATAATGATATGGTCGTACGGTACGACGAGAGTCGGTCTGCTGTTGAACGGTATGCTTCGACTGTCGAACTGGTCAGGGCATGGCGGCGTGTTGACATGCATAATCACCCGGCTAAGTATTACGCAGAGTGATTGCCATGATCGACCACTGGGGACTCGGCTACGTGATGCGAGTCCATCGTTAAATAATTCGTTTCGGGGCATGGCGTTGTGGCTATGCCCCTTTGTTTTAGGGAGTTTTGAAATGAAGATTTACGCTGATGAAATTAAGGCCATGGTGGAACGTGTTGACGCGAAACTAGCGCCGTTATGTGATTATGGGGGGTTTAAGCCTTATGAGGGTATCTACCGGTTGGATGACTGGGGGTATGTGACCGAAACCGAATACAACAAGGCCTTCGAGGGTGAAGCTGGCTGGGCCCAGGACGCTTATATTTTGGACAGCAACGGTGTAAGTCGCGCTACTATCTGCCATCTGATTAACGAGGATGATGACGGTAAGGCAATCTCTGATTACATCAACGAGTGTTTTGACAAAAACCAAATGGACAATGTTTTCTACACTGAAGCCACTGAGGATGGCGAGTGTTGAGAGTCCGTCATGTTCTGCTTGTGGCCGCGCTAGTCGCGGCCATTCTCTTTCTCAGGTGGGTTGGTTTTATCCAGCCGACTCCCCAATGTTCCACGCCTTACGGCGTTAATGACACTGCCACTTGCGCGTATGGCGATTACGCCTATCACCGTGGCGTGCAAATCTGACAATCGATTTTTTGAAATGAGGTAAACAAAATGAAGAAGCTGGCTAATGATCCGTCGCGTAACGTGAATGCCGTGAGCGGCATGTGGGTTCGACTACGCAAGGACGGCTCGAAATATGATGTGCGGTACGTGAACGCTAAGGTGAAGCGAGTCTGGTCGTTGTCCCAGACTTCGCAGGGTACGGCGTGGAACGTGCAGGCCAAGGGAGTCAGGTATGAGGATTTTCTCAACGGCATGAGGTCAAGCCAGACCGATTTGGAGCATGGTTGGATGCTCATACCCGATTCCGAACGCATGAAAACGGTGCCGGTGCCGGTGCCTACAGGCATGGACGCTAAAACGGTTGGCGGCATTGTCGCGCACCCATCGATCGATGCAAACTGGGAGTGTGAGGGAGAACGCTTTACAAGTAATATCCATTGGCCGGTGCCTATGCCCGAGGACGCGATTCTGGAAGATGAGTTTATGGATGATGAACCCGCGCCGGATACGCAGGAGATTCCCGAAGTACCGCCGAAGGTCAACACGTTCGCCGTCTCCTATTGCACGATGCCTGACCTGATGATGGCTAAGGAATGCCCCGAATTGCAAGGTTTGGGCCCTATCCGTCACTTCCGTACCAGCAAGGGCCGCAAGGTGGCCTACGTTGCTTCGGCCAATGGCAGGTGCGTTGTCGCCTACCGTGCCCGTTATGAGCGTGGCAGTGACAGGCAGTTGGAAAAGGCGGTGGCCGATTACGTGGCTACCGTCCGCGACAAGTGGGTTAAGGCGGCGTGACATGAGCGAGATTCGGGAGAAAGCCGTACGCCTGTTGTTGCAGGCGGCTTACGAGATGGCCGCCGATAACGCGGATAGCGTGGCGGATATCTTCGACTGCCAGCATGGTTTTATCGATGATTTACGCCGTCGTGCCATGCTGAAGCTGGACAAGCCATACACCGCGCCGGACTTCGATACTGCGGAACAGCAGATAGCCGAAACCGGTTTGTCGTTGGACATGCTCGACAAGAGGGCGCGTGAGGCGTTCTCACAGAAGTATTCCACCGCGTATGACCGGTATGAGTGCGCTATCGGCTGGTGCATCGACGACATGCTGGGGTGGGAATGATGGAAGTCAAGATACCTACGAGTAAGATTCGTGAGGTTATGGAGTCGTCGGGGGCCGTGTACACGCCGGATAATATCGCGGCGGTGCGCGCCAACATTCCACGGCATACGTCTGACCTGATTTTGGCGGCGTTGAACGCCACCGATTTACCCGACAAGCGGTTTGCTTTGCCGCTGTTCTAAGTTCTTGCCGTCCAGCTTTTTCCTCACTTCCGCTGGGCGGCAACCCATTTTTTGCTACAAGCCAAATCAATATTTCTTTAGGAGATTATTATGAGCGCTTCAATCAAGCTCACCGTTTATGGCAATTCGACGCCGCTGAAAAGCTGGAGGCATGAGGATACCGTGCATACGTGGCTGTATCCGAATGCCACTTCGGATATGGTTGACATGCTGGACGCGCTGGAATCAGGTGTCAGCCATGACGATGGCTACGATGAATGCGACTATTTCTCGTTGGATGATTACGACGAGTTTCGGGATGGTCTCACACCCGAGTGGCGCGAAGTGTTCCCCGCTTTGCCTGACAATTGGGTTGGCAGTGACGCTGAAATCAGAATCTACTGGTGAAAACTCACATCTCATTCCTAACCCAATATGGTATATGATTGATACCATCTGTTAACCGTTAAGGAGGTTGTTATGGGTAAGCTGGTAGCCAATGTCGATGATGATGTCAAGGCGCGCGCCGCCGCGCTCTACGATTCCATGGGCATGAGCCTGAGCACCGCCGTGAACATGTTCCTACGCCAGTCTCTGGTGGACAACGGGTTGCCGTTCAGGCCGACGCGACACACGCCGGACGGTTATCCGGTGCCGCCTGTTCACAATGCATACATGTTCGAGCGTTCGGAGAAGGGCCATGTGATACTGCCCGCCGATTGGGATGATTCGGAGGATGATGTCTATGACCAGTACGCCAAATGAACCGCGCCTGTATGACGTGTGGCTGATGTGGGTCGAGTTTCCCGACCATCCCGGTATCGGGAAGCCGCGTCCGGTGGTTATCACCGAGGTTGACGGCGATCTGGTGTCGGGTATCGTGGCGAAGATAACCGGCAACACTGATTGGGATGAGGCCGGTGACGTGCCGCTGCTCGACTGGAAGGCCGAGGGGCTGTTGAAGCCGTCGCTCGTGCGCTGTTCGCAACGCTTCTACTTCAACAGGAGCGAACTGCTGCAATGGTTCGGACGACTCTCGTTGAGGGACGCGGAGCATGTTAACGACGGGTTGAAAGCCACATTGGACATTCCACCATACAGGCGAAGCGTATAGCCGTTATCGTTTTCATGCCTCATGGACTTGTTCTATGAGGTCATTCTTATAGAAACCATCATTTAGAACCGCATCATAGGGCTTTCTATGGTGCGGTTTTCACTTGACTTCCTCCCCACGGCTGAAGCCGGGGGATTCCTTGCCTCACGGTAAGGATCTTCCTGTAGAGACTTGTTCCCCGCCTACCGAAGTGTCGCTTCGGCGGTTCGAGGGTCCCCGCAGGCGCGTACCGCCAGTCCGGCGGATAGGATGTTTTTGGCGGCGTTGATGTCCCGGTCGTGGTTGGTTCCGCATTTGGGACAGTCCCATTGGCGGATGTTCAATGGTTTCTTGCCGCTGTTGTATCCGCAGGTGGAGCAGATCTGGCTGGACGGGTACCAGCGGTCGATGACCGTAAGCTGGCGCCCGTACCATTGGGCCTTGTATTCGAGCATCGTGCGGAACTGTCTCCAACCCGTGTCGAGTATGCTCCTGTTGAGACCGGTTTTCGCCGCTTGCCCGTTGGGAAGGTAACGGCCCGGATGTTCCGGATCGGGTTTCGGCGCGCACCGTCGGGTCAGGTTTTCGACCGCAAGGTCTTCGATGACCACCGTTTGGTTTTCGCGGATGAGTCGGGTCGAGAGCTTGTGGAGGAAGTCGCTTCGACAATCCTTGACCTTGGCGTACGCTTTGGCGACCTTCAGACGGGCTTTGCGATGGTTGTTGCTTCCTTTCTGCTTTCTGGAGAGAGTTTGTTGGGCTTGTTCAAGCTTCTTCGCGTAATGGTTGAGGTGTCGTGGGTTGGGGATTTTCTCCCCGGTGCTGAGGATGGCGAAGTGTTCGGTGCCCAAATCGACGCCGACCTTGCTTGGGGAGGCGGGTAGATGTTTCACTTCCTCTTCGACGAGGATGCTCACATGCCAGCGTCCGGACGGGTCCAGGGACACGGTGACGGTGGACGGCCGGGCTTTCCTCGGCAGTGTGCGCGACCAGCGGACGGGCAGAGGCTCCCGCATCTTCGCCAAAGTCAATTCCCGTTTGTCCCAATCCCAGGTGAACGCGGATGCGGCATAGGTGGCGGCTCCGCCGTTCTTCTTGGATTTGAACCGTGGATAGTCTCCCGTCTTGACGAAGAAGTTCCTGTACGCCGCCTGCAAATGTCGCAGCGACTGTTGCAACGGGACCGAGGACACTTCGCGCAGGTAGGCGTATTCCTTGGTTTTCTTCCAGTCGGTGAGCATCCGGCTCGTATCCTCGTAGGACACGCTCTCATGGCGGACCGTCCATGCTTCGGAGCGGGCTTCCAATGCCATGTTGTACACCTTGCGGCAGCAGCCCAGTGTGCGCCGGAGTGTTTGTTCCTGTTCCGGCGTCGGGTAGAAGCGGAACCTGTATGCCCGCTTGGCTGTCGTGGTGTCCATACTTCCTATGATACCCTGCTTTACAGGCTTGTATGTAGTTATGTAAGGCAGAGGCGCCTTATATCCCCATAGCTAAAGCAAGGGGTATTACGGCGCAACCTGATAAATCAGCATTTAGACGGGACTTTAGAGCGTTCTATTGTTCCGTTAATCGTTTTACCGGACAATAACAAGGGAGTTTCCATCATGGATGAAGAAACCGAAGTCTACACGATTTACCAGCGCGTGACGCAGATCGAGAAGCGTCACGTCACTGCGCCGAAAGGCTTGACGTTCGACCAGTTGAGCGACTGGGTTGACGAAAACGGCGTTGGAGACCTGTTGGACATTGACGAACTGGACAACGATATGGTCAGCGCCGATTACGAGGACGGCTCTCATGTCAAGAGAAAGTGGGCGAATTGATTACCGCGATCTACCGTTATGAGCGTTTCGACCCCGCCACCAACACCGAGTTGTGGCGACGCATACCCGGCTGGAAACTACGTTTCACATGGTTGAAAGCATGGCTGGAACACGATAAGGCGGCTCGAATCGGCTACCGGGCGTGGTTGTACGCGCGTGTTTCGAGTGGCGGAGAGTGGCTGACCGGCGACATGTTGGACTGGAATCAGGAGATTGTCAAATGAACGATTATTACAAGTTCCTCGGCTACACGGCCGATTATCGAGCGCGTTACGCGCGTATGACGTGGTGGAAGCTGCGCCGGCAATGGTTCAAGGATGTTATCGACGCGGTGAAACGGAAACTGGCCAGTCGAGACGATACTAATCTTCGTGCCGTTCTCGACTACAAGGAATGGCGAAGCAATCAGGATTTTGAGAACGGCTACTGGTTCAACGGAAACGAGGTAATCAAATGAGTGAAACGGATGACCCGGCATTAGACCATGCCATGAACTCGTTGCGTCGGTGGCAGCACGCGAAACGTATGGAGAACGCGCTACGCGAAGTCTTGAAATATTACGACGAAGCAGGGGAGGCCGGCGAAAACTATGAGCTTGACCCGGATAATCTCAGCAAGTTCGCCGCCGACCTATGCAAGGAATACGAAAAACACTGATACACTGGAGGCCACGGGACTCTCTTGTGGCCTTCTGGGAATTAGCGAACCAAGTACAAGAGGCATGATGTTTCGTCATGCCCGAATATTCTTTCAGGAGGAACTATCATGTCCATCAAAACCACCATCGTCCACATGCCCAGCGGAAAATGGCGTTTGGAAACCCGTCAAGGCGCATGGCCGATAAACCGCAATTGGAATGGGTTCAACACGTGGCCGGAATACGATCACAAGCCTACGAAAGAGGAAGTGGATGTGTTCGCACGTGAACTGTTCAAGGCCATGTTCGGTGTGGAGCCGATATTCATTGGTATGGAAGATGACGAATACGAATACGATTCACGTGCCGGTCTTTGACGGATAAGTGGAAAACGTGGGCCCGATTATACGAAAACATGCTTTTCATTCACTGAAACCCGTGAAGATCAATAAAAAATAGATTTTCACGGGTTTCAAGCTATGATAGGCGTGTTATAAGACGCCGCTGCCTCTCGTGGAAGCACACTAGGGCGGCATTCTCATGCTTGACCGACTACTTCAACGGAAAGTCGAATACCAGCTTGTATCCGCTTGTAACCGGGCCTTCCACAGGTGTGAATGTGAGACTACCGTTGTCGTTTTCCGCGATCAGGTAATGATTCGTGCATTCCTCGTTCCATTGGACTTCCCATACCGCGTCGGTCGGAACCTTTTGGAGAAAATCATGCAGCTCGTCAATGGAGATTCTAACCGGCATGATTCTGGCGAGCGTGGTCTTATCCACCTTGACTGTGGCGATGGACTCCACGCTGTCATACGTTTTGATAGGCGTATCCTCTCTGGGGGTATCCGGTTCATCAATGATCGTTCCCACTGGTATGAAGTCGGGTGGAACGTCGGATAGGACACCCGTGAAAATATTGCGTGCCAAGTCCATGTAACGCTTCACAGTTCCCCCTTGGCTTTTCTCGTGTAGTATTCCTCAGCAGACAACAGTTCCAGAATCGGAGTCTGCTTATTGACCTCCAACAATTCCTCCCATGTCATCCACGGATGAAGACCCGCCAGGGTCCCGCACCAAGATGTTTGATACGGTGCCTTGTCATCGTGTCCGAACAGCCAATTATCACTGCGGGGAGCATACCGTTTGATGATCCGTCCCCAACCGGTTTGTGACCCAAAGCGGATGCGCGCCCAGTATTCGCCCGGCAGTATCGGTTCCACGATACTCGGACGCGGCTTCTTCTTAGGTGCGGGACGAGTGGCGTAGGCGAAATCCTCCTCATAGACAACGAGAAACACCGAAACCGGTTCCTTTTCGACTCCCAGCTTCCATGTGGCTGAGACACCAACTCCGTCTCCCTCGACCTTAATCATGGAATGCCAATCAGTGCGGGACTTGAACCTGTATGTGTTCGTGCTGCCTTTGACGTGAATCAAATCGCCGGGCTTCAGGTCATCCCAGCCGACGCGAATCTTCTTGCTCACCTGTGGTCCTCCTTGCCGATATCGCTGAATCGTGTGTAAAGCCGGTCGTTCACGACATACGTGTTGTAATCATCCTGTTGGATGTACCACCAGCGTTTTTGATGGCCAGCCTTCAAATACTCCTCGCACGTGTGGTCGATAGTGTTGTCAGGGTTGACCTTCTGCCTGAACGACAATTCATCAACCACGTTGCTATCGGCCACGAGACCGGCTATCCGGTCGATACGCTCCGGCGTGAAATCGGGCGTGACCACGTACACGACACGCACCTTCTGACCGTCGAACCATTTGCGGGGCAATGCCAACGCCACGTCATCGGACAAGCTCGTGGGCCGCATGTGATACACCACGCGGCTGAACCTGATCTGCTGCATGACTTGAGCCACGTTGCGTCCGCATTGGAAGTAGCTGGTGTGCATCTCGGTTTCCGTGAGACAGTCTCCGGCCCTGTGTATCGCCTCTCGGTAGAAGGCGACACGTTTCGATGCTTCCGGCTCGCGCATGGGGAACAGGGGGTCTCCGCCGCCGCTGAAGCTCAGGAACTTCATGGGGTGGTGTTCGCTTTCACGGCTGATGGTCTTCAGTGTGGCCTGCATGTCTGTCACCGGCACGTTCAATCCGGTTTTCCTTACGATGCAGTAGGGGCATGTCCAATGACAGCCGAAATTCGTGATAACCGAATAATGTCCGTTCATTGTGTTTCTCCGATAAGCTGTTCCATGTCTTTCACGTTGTCCTGCTTGCGTTTCAACTCCATGCAACGACGTATCCACTCGCGTTTGCGCTTATAGACGTTGGTTATCTCCACATTGCTCAACAGTTCGTTGCATGAGCAGACAAGCTGGGGGATGTCCGACTCCGAGTCCGTTTGCACGACGGGTTTCTCCCCGCAGGCGGGGCATTCGGGAATCGGCTCGTCAATCACTGTCTTCAATCGTTGGCAACCGGTATTCCACTTCTGAACGTTCTCGTCTTCAAAAAACGGGGCGAACGAGAGGATGCTTTCGACGTGATCGCACCATTCCAAGAACTGCCACGAGTCTTTTTCCAGATAGTAGCCGCGGTAGTTACGGGTGACGCATGCATGCTTCAGTTTGGGTGTGAGTCCGCAGATGGGGCATGGTTCCACTACCGGTGGTTCAGGTTCCGGTTTTTCGACCGGTTCCGGCTCCTCCAAGCGCAACAGTCGTTTCAGCCAGTTCACATGCCCCTCAATTCCATCGACTCGTTGAACGCCTTCTGAAACGCTTCGACACCGGCGTTAACGGCGGTTTGAAGCTGGTCAGAGTTGCAGCCCACCCTCACCCTCGCTTGAAAAGGCGCGTCAAGGGCGGGGTCTTTCAGAAAAGGCATGGCACCGGTCGAATCGATTCTGACGGGAACGTCAACCTTGAAGGCAGTCAGCTTCCCTTCCTCACAGTTCACGCTGAGCCACACCGACGTGGAATCGTAGAAAACATGCTTGTTTTCCTCGTTCATTCATCCTCCTCGTCATCATCTGATTCAACGGGCACATGCATCATGTCCACGGCAAGCGACAGCAATCCACACGTGGTGACCGGCGACTGGTATTCGGGCGTGTACACGCCCAAACGCCACAAATCCTCGTGCATGTCCTGCAACGTGCTGCGGTCAACGATCACGACGTATGGTTTCACGCCAAGAATCGTGGACAACGCCTTGCGTACCCGTGTTTCCATGTCTTCGGTTTCAGTCAACTGATTGTCCTTTCATGGTTTTGGCGAATGCCGTCTGGAATGCTTGAATACCGGCTTTAACGGCCTTTTCGACGGAACCGTTGGGCGGCGGAGTCACAGTCACGTGCGCTCGTGGTTGCATGTCTTCGCCTATAAGCACGCTGTCCGGTTCCAGTTCGCCCACCACCGGGACTTCCACGGTGAACGTGGCCAGTTGGAGCGCTTTGGAGTACAAGCCCAATTCCACTTCCGTGGTGCCAAGATTGATGCTCATTGAGTAATCTCCCTGTGTCCGAGGAACTTGTTGACGAAGAACGTCTGACCTTTGCCCGTGACTTTCGGTGTCTTGTTGATGGTCGTGTGACCGTCCGAGTGAACCACGGTGGTTTCCTTGATCTCGAACAATCCCAATTCCATAGATTTCTGCGTGGGCATGTTGCGAGAGCTACCGGTTTTCATCAGCCATCCGTTATCCCTCAGCCACGCGAACAAGCGCGTGCCGCCAATATCCACGCCATTGCCTTTCAGGACTTTCGCCAAGTCGCCCACAAGGATGCTGGTCTTCGAGGTTTCCACAGCGTCAGCGAACAACGCTTTGGGACGCATCCGTTCGACCTGTGCTTGGGCCTTCTCCTTTTCCGCCCGCTCCTGTTTGATTTGTGTGGCAAGCCGGATAAGAAAGTCGGGTTCGGTGACTGCCTTTTCCAAAGTCGATTCGGTCATGTACGCGCCATGTTTGCGAATCGATGGCAGCACCTCATGCGTCACCCAGCGTTTGAACTCGCGAGCCTCGGGCTTGCGACTGCGTAACACGAGGGAGTACAAACCGGACTCGGACACGAAAACGGGTGCCTTGCCGCCGTTCTGAGCAATATCCGTACTACGGATATTGGTGATTTCATCGGCATCGAGGTATTCCCGAATATGGTTGGTGGCCGTACCGAGAATGGCGCATACGTCCGCTCCAAGGAACCACGGGTTGCCGTGTTCGTCAGTTAGGATACGCACCTGAATGCCGTTGAAGTCGAATGGTTGAATCTGGTTGCTCACTTGTCGTCTCCTTCCTTGGATTGGTTTTGCGAAGCCTGCATGATCTCCCACACGTCCGCGTCCTCCGACAGGCCGGACGCGAGACGGTAGAAGTCACTGAACCGGTAAAGCGGATTGCTGTACGCATCCTCGCCCTGCTGAGGCAACTGGCCTCGATGTATCCAACTACGCAAAGTGCTGCGGTTCACGCGCATTCCGCACGCCTTGATGATGTCCAACAGTTCGCCACGGGTTCTCACCGCCTCCGATTGAAGGAGACGTTTCACCCGTTCCGCCCTGATAAGGGCTACCGGCATACTGAAACCGCATTTCGGGCATTTCGCCGTCTCCGCGTCCGCATAGCAGGAAAGCTGGCCCAAGCACTTGTCGGCGGGGCACGGCCCGTACAATACGGTTTCCCCGTCATCGTCCGTGAGGAAACGACGCAGCTTACGGGTCAGACTGTGAACCAGTTCCGCGTACACGGGGGTGCTGGAATGCTCCATGAGTTTCGGATGATTGGCGATACGGTGAACCATGTCCGATAGTGGCGTGGACTCGGGCAGGTTGATTTTCAGGCTCCGCATCCACTCGTACAAGGTGCCTTGCAAGCCCGGATAACCGTGGTCATCGTCCGCGTACAGCAGATCATGCAGGGCTTCGCGTAATGGTGCGGGAGCGGTGCCGGATTGACCGCCGCCACCGTTCTTGTGCCCGTAGGCGCGGTTGATGCGATACTCGCACAGGTCGGGCAGACTGCGTTCCAACCATCGCAGGTCGGTAGCCAACTGGCTGGCGTGCTTGTCGCACAGGAGATTCAGGTTCGGTTCGACGCCATGTCCGATAAGCATGGACGGCGCGTCGGTGACGATATCCCGCCAGCAACCGTGGTAGCGGCAGAGCCTCGTAGTTTCAGTGGAAAAAGACAATAGTGACCTTGACCTTCGAGTTTTTGAAGGTCTCGGACGTGTCAGCAACTCCCAATTATGCCATCAAACCGGTCATGATTCAGCCGGACGGCGTGTCGCCAGAACCTCGTCCAACGCCACGCCCAAACCCGGATTGAAACCACCACCCTCACGCCTGCGCTTGGGTTTCGCGGGCGGCAAGCGCAGCGGGTCACGCGCGGCCAACGCCACCCGTCGAGACTCGTCCGAGGAACGGCCCATCATGCGCTGCCGGCGATACAACCACGCCTGATCTTCCACCAGTCCCAGACGTTCGCACTCCCGGCCTATCTGCGCTTCGGACGGTTTCGCACCGTTGCGCAGCTTGCGGACGATGCCGTTGATGTCGCCGGAACCACACCAGCGACCCGTGCTGTTGTCCGCGTAGAAGCGTCGAACGGCCTCACGCGCCTCCACCGCCGTGATATCCGAACGCAGTTCCGAATAAAAAGCGTCAAGCTGAACATCATCCCACTGAGCGTTGCCGTGATGCGCGTTAATCAGCGACAACAACGCCGCCGCCTCACCCTTGCTGAGCATTGAGACCTCCCTGCGAGTATCGGGCACGCTCCTCCTCGGTCATGTACTGCCAGGTTTTCGCCATGTTCGCTTCGAGATTCTGCTGGCTGCGGGACTTGACCGGCTGGACTTGCCGGGCCCTTGGGGTCTCCGGTTTGGGTTTCTCCCAGTTGCGTGCGTACAGTTCCCCGCCGATGAACCGGCTGAACGTCTTCACGAACCGTTCCTCGGTGGCCCCGACATACGCTCGGGTTTTGGCTTCAAGAAACTCGCACGGGTCAGCCTCGCCGGCGGCTTTCACGATCTTGGGCCATTCGATTTCCAACTGCATTCGAGCCTGAGAGGTCTTCCCGTCGAATCTGTTCGTCGGGTAAATACGCTCAAGACTGTCGAGCAGTCCATCGAAGTCAGGCTTTGAGGGGGTAGGGGGAGTTGAATTATCTTTAGATAATTCATTCTGGTGTTCTGGTGTTCTGGTGTTCTGGTGTTTGTCCCGATTCAGACGTGATTCAGCCGTCTGAAAGTCATCTGAATCGGAGGTTTTTACCTCGTTTTTATTTTTACGGTAATTTTCAGCATTGCTTTCGCGCTTCTTTTGCACCTGTTCGCGACTGCGATTGTGTATAAGATAATCGTGAATATAGTACCCGTTGTTCCCGTCCGGTTCGATCATGCCGACATTGCACAGTGCCTCAAGTTCTGAATCGGTGATATCCAGCACGTAAAGCGCATCATCTTCACTGATATGACCGTCTGAAAGATTATCTCCGCAGAAGGTAAGCATCATCGTGAACGCACCTATCGCGCTCGGGCATGTGTGCCTGAGTTTTCGCACCTTGCGATTCATGTAGAAGCCGTTGACGAGCTGCACGTATCCGCGCCTTGCCATCGGTCAATCTCCTTTCCGGGCTGGTTCGCGTCCTAGTCGAGGGAGAGCGGGAAGAACGGTTCCGGCTTGTCGAGCTTGTACCCGCAGTAGGGGGCATGTCACGTAATATGTGCCCACAGTCTCGCCGCAGTGGGCGCATTCCACGTATCCGATGCTCATGATTTCTCCTTGACCGGTTTGCAGTTGTGTGGCGCTTGTGAGATTCTGCTGGTCTGGCATGCGTATGATCGGCTGCCGTCGCGGAGGATGATGGTGTTCGCCGTTTCTTCAGCCCAGCCGAGATAGGCAACGAGGGCGAAGAACAGTACGGAGAACAGTACGGCGGCGGCGATGGCGAGTGTTGCGGCCTTGCCAATGCAACTCATTCGTTTACCGCCTTCCGCGCCAGTGCGAGTAGTTCCTTGGCTTGTCGGATATATTCCTCATGGAAGCCGGGAATCTCACCGGCATAATTCCATGCGTCATCCTCGTCTTTCGCCGCGTAGCTATCGACGCCATCCCATTTGCAGCTGTTCCAGCAGAGCCGTCTCGCCACGGCCTCAATCTCTGCATTCGTGGGTGGTGCGTTGCGGCCACGCAGGTAAGCTTCCTGCAAATCGTCCGTGTCGCAGTAAAACTGTTCCTTGACATGCGTTCCTTCCCAGTAGCGGGTCGGATACGCCTTCTCAGCTTCATCATCCGCGATGCTCATTCCCACATCTCCGTTTCGTCGTTCCTGTAGTTCTTGCCTTTGCTTCTGTTTATCCCGCCCCATACGCCTTGCAACGGGTAGCCGTTTATCCGTGCATGTTCCGCCGCGTGGCGGGGAAGAACAGGTCAGGGTCCATGTCCCGGCAAGCGGCCTTGTCACGCCAGTCGCCCATCTCCGGCCTCCCTCACATCGGGGCTTATCGCGTCGTCCCTGTATGGGGTAGCCACGCCCGCGCAGCCGGGACAATAGCGGAAATCCGGTTTGATTCGGTTGCCCTCGATGGTGAACCAGTCACGGCTCATGGACTGGCCGCATCGGGAACAGTCGAAGCTGCTGTCCGGGTCGATGAGGCTCGGCCCGTTCACGTCATCCGGGTTCTCGTTGGTCATGTCCGGGCGGAAGACGACTCGCTGATGGATCACAAGCGTGGACATGTCGGTCAACGGCGCGGTCTGCTCATGGTTCTTGAGTTTCGTCCGGTACTCGTAGACCTGTTGGCGTGACACTCCGGCGCGCTCCGCGATCTGCTTCGGCGTCAACTCATCCTCAGAGATAAGCCTCAGCAGCGTGCCCAACGTCTCGGCGGAGAGCTTACGATATCGGCGGGTCCCGCTCATCGTCTACCTCTCTCCACCAGTTGTGACAGCATGGCGGTGGTATCAGTCCTGCTCATTTCGTGTCCTTCCAATGTTTTTCACGCCAGTCGGCTACAGCCTTGCGGTCTTCGTCTGTTAATCCCTCATGGCACTTGAACATGACAAGGCTGAGCGCGAACTCGTAGCCTTCGCTCCACTTGTCAGGCACGCCATGCACATGGTTCTCGTCGAAGAGGTAACGGCAGTAATCATGCAGTTCGTCAATCGTCATTTCGCGTCCTCGCTTTGCTTGGTGGTTTCGGTTTCAGGTTCCTCCCATGGGACTGCCAGCTTCACGTGGCTGTTCATGATCGCGATGCGAGCCGGATCTTTAAACCACGTAATGCCTTCGGCATAATCCACGTATCCGCAAGCAAGCCCATAAATCCCGTCACAGCGTTCCGCCCATCCGCTTTTCAGGTAGTATGTTTCGTTCGTATCAAGTTCCACGCGCAGACCCATGTCATGCGGGAGGAGTTCTAACACACCGTTCATTTCTCGTCCTTCCTCTTGTAATATCAATCGGCGATGCGAACGCCGTCACATGGAATGTGATGCAGCTGGTCCCCACTCGTATTTCTTCTCTCATTACCGTCTCCCTGGTTTCGGTGGTTGCTCCATGTATTTCTCCAGCATCCAGTCGGGCAAATCCTCCCTTCCAATGCGTTCGATAATCTGGTTCAATGCTTCAAACGATTTGATGCGTGCCTTCCAGAATTTCGTATGATCCAGGTCATTTCCTGTCCCTTTCCCAAATGTTCTCAACCATTCCGCACCACTTATCCCATGCTTCCTCTCTCGTATCGGCATAAGGGGCTTCCAAGTGGGTGCAGAAAAACATGTAGCGGCCTCTCCATTCGAATATGAGCGGGACACATCCGTAGAGGGGGCAGCAGTGCCGAATCTTCGATGCTAGATTGAACATGTTCGTCTCCTTAAATCTCGTATGAAGTTGTGGCGGCTTCGCCAGTCCGAGGGCGTGCCGCTCGTCGCCGTGAGCAGCACGCCGTTGTCGTAGACTTTCCAGTGGCCGCTGCCGGCGCGTACCACCGTGTAGCCGTGCGAGGCTATCCAGTGCATGAGTTTCCGGTCGTCTCCGCGCGCGGTCATGCTTTGAGCCTCATCTTCAACGCGAGACCGTTTTCATGCACGCCACCGTCGTCGAAGCCCATGAAACCGTTGAATAGTTCGTATTCGAGCAATACGGTGTCCACGCGGAACTCGTCGTACTGATGGTTTTTGATGCGGTCCATGACAAGCCTCATCGATGCGACGGTATCCCTGCGGTCGGCCTGTATGGGAATGAGATACGGCCAAAGATTCCATTCGCCCGGATGATCGTTCAGCCAATGGGCGAAATCAACGAGTTTCCTATCTTCCATCATGTTCTCCTTGCCTTTTCGATGAATTCGCGCAGATACAGGTCATCGATGTCGATGGGGTGGCCGGCGAAAACCATGCCGCCCTCTTGGATGGGCAATGGGGGAGTGCGTTTGGTTTTATGCTCCCTTGCCTATTTCGCGCTTCCGGCTCTATACCGGTCTTGCCGTCCAAGTCGGTTGACGGGCGAACATGATAGGCGGCGAAGAACGGGTCGAGATTGTACGTGTAGTTGAAGCAGCAGCCATAGTCATAGTCAGGGTCGTACCCGTAATCCCAGAAGTTCTCGGGAATATCCCGGCGTACCACATACAGGTCGTAGCTCATTCTTCGTCTCCTTCGATGATTCCATGTCCTGCTATCAATGCGAGGGTCTTCAAGTCGGTGAGCACGGGCTGGTTGTCCATGCTTGACAGCGAGTCCAAGCCGAGACCCTTCTGTTTGAACACGACGAACCAGTAAGGTGCGTCAGCGTTACCCGCCTCGGTGCGACCCTCCTGCATCCACTCCTTGAGTCTCCCCGTATAGGTGCTGTAGTTTTTACACTCCAATACGACCGGCTGGCCGTGGATACGCAGACCGGTGATATCGCCCTGGTCTTTCGTCCCATGCAACACTTCACGGTGTATCGTCTGCTCGCTGTCACCCAACCGGGCGCGCAAATAGTTGACCACCTTGGATTCAAGCAGTGTGCCTTTGGCTTTCTGTCGGCTCATTCGTCCATCCACCATTCAGTCGGGTCATCGTGAAACTGGCAGTCCACGCAGTCCCCGAATACGTTCAAGATTCCTCCGCAGTACGGGCAATGCTCATACTGGGCGGGCAGATAACTCGGTCTCATAATCAGAACTCCGGGTTGTCTCGTAGTCGTTTTTGCACGTCCCCGCGCATCTGCTCGATCACATCGACCCGAAGTCCGGTAGCCAAGCGAATCTCCTCTGCCGGACGGTTCGAGTCTTCAATGAGCAGTTGCCATGCTTTACTTTTCGCTTTGCTCAACATGAGCCCCCTTCTCCAAATTAGAGCTGATACGCACCCGATAGTCGGTGATGCTCCAAGTCAGATGGTTCAACTGCCAGACGGTGAGTCCAAGAAAAACCAGCAGACAAAACGCTTGAACAATGGCCATCATCGTATTCTTTGACGTGATGCCCACCGCGAGGGAGAACGAGCAAAACATGTCCCACCCCAAATACCAGTACACGGACCATAATCCGGGTTTGCTGCCGTCACGTCGTTCGTAAACCGTGACCATATCCTTGTCACTCATTTCGATTCCTTCTTCTGCTCCTGTTCACGCCACCCCATACGCCTTGCAATGGGTAGCCGCTGATTCTGTCGTGTTGCGCCGCGTACCGTGCGCATTCGCATATCGCCGGACATTGGGCGCAGGCCTTGAGCGCCAATCGTTCCTCGCTGGACGTGGTTGGGAAGAACAGGTCAGGGTCCATGTCACGGCACGCGGCCTTGTCACGCCAGCCGCTCAATTCAATTCCTTCTTCGCGTTTTGAGACTACTTACGCTCATGATTCCTCCTTGAGCGTGGCGACATATTCGATGGCCTTGCGTTCACGTTTCGCGTACCTCTCGCACTTGCGTTTGAGACGTTTGAGGCTCATGGCGTACAGGGACTCTCTGAAGTCGCCGTCCTCGTAGATTTGGGCTCGATAATGGCCGCAGGTGCCTTCCGCGCTGATTCGCGCGGTCAAATGGTCTGTAAGCTGAATCTCGTTCATGCGTTTTCCCCTTTCTCGAACGTCTTGATCATTTCCATCAACGCGGCCTGATACGACTCATGCCATTTGGTGCGGTAATGCATTCGGTCAACGCATTTGAACCGATAGCGTTTCTCCTCGGAGCCTTTCACGGTTCCTGTAGCGGCCTTTAGGTGTCTGCCACATTGGGGGCAGTAGAAGCTTTCGCCGTTGAGAATGAAATCGGAGTCCCGCACGTCGCCTTTGCCGACTATCCGGTAGAGGTCATCAAGCCAACTCATCGTCCACCTCCATTTGTTTGTCAAGCCATTTGTTGAGCAGGACGCGGGCCGCATCGCGTCGGGCTTTGGCACGTCGGGATTGGTATCCGTTCCGACGTCGGACGCATTCGGCGCAGGCCCGCCGCGTCTCATCGAAGAACACGTTGCGCCGCGGGTCCCAGCGCTTGATGTCCACCGATGAGCTATCGCCGTGCAACGGTTTACGACACAAGTAGCAGTCACTCATTGTCCGCCTCCCATTTCCTTCTCTCGCGCCATGATCTCCACGTCGTCGGCGAGCATCCTCAGCACGCCGGCGAGCGTGCCATACGATTCGGCGGTCGGATACACCGTCTTGCTGACATACACGTCCCACCTGTCGGAACCTTGATGATTGTCGGCCTTGAGGATAATGAGCGGGTCGGCGTCGATGAAACGACCGTCCTTCATGCCCCGCACTTTGAGCATCAGACGTATCGAATCCGCCTGCTCGCTCGTGTTACCCAAAATATCCAGAGTGCTCATCGTCCACCTCGCAGTTCCTTCTCCTCGTTCGCGATTGATTGGAGGATGTCCTCCAGGTCGCCGAGCTCGTTCCGGCTCAACCGGATGCGGCGGATGCTGTCGCCATCATGAGTGGCCAGCACCCATGAGCGGGTGCCGTTTCGGCCGTCTCCGGGAATCCAGCTCAGGGTCACATTCCCGCAGGAGGCACCTGTGACCATGCCGCACCGTCGTTCGATCTCCACGTCCGTCCCCCTCGTCGCCTTCATCGTCCGTCTCCGTGAAATCGTTGAGCGATGGGCTGGAACAGCTCATATCCCTTCTGGGCCCACATCTCCAGTGTTTTGAGGATCACGAGAATCGACAGTGAGTCGAGCCCGTCATCAGCCAGTTTGGGAATGTTGTTGTACTCTGTGTCCAGTTCCATACGCCCGTTCCGGCCGCTGGTGAATGTGAATCCCAGCATGTCCACGGGCGTTCCGGTTTCCTCCGGTGTGATGGTCAACCGGACCTTGAACTTCTTGCCCAACGGCATCGCCTTGTCTCTCATCGTCTGCCTCCCAGACTCTCGCGAATCAGCTTGTATTTCCGGTCCCCGTTGCACATCGCATTCCAACGACGGATGGCGGCGGCGAGCATCATGTCTTTCGGCCACTCCCACTCCACTGCGGGCTTCGACTTCAACGCGAGAGCATACGGCTTATACCTGCATCCGCCGCACCGGAAGACCAAAGCGGACAGATAATGCTGCTCCTCCCATTTCGCCTTGACCTTGCCCCCGCATTTGGGACACGGGCTAATTTTGTGAAAACGCATCAGTCCATCCTTTCGTCCAACCATTTGATGTCCTCCCAGATCGATGGCATGACCTGATCGAGAGCGCCCATACTGCTCAACGCCCATACAGCGCCGTAGTTGGCGCGCTCTCGCACCGCCGTGACATAACCCTTGTCCGGGAAGACATGAGACTCCGCAATCCAGTGGAACGGGAGCATCCCCTTGCGCAGAATCAAAGTGAAACGACTGTGCTCAACCTTGATGAAGCTCCTCATGTCGCTCATTCCTCCGTTGCCTCCATCGGGTAATTGATGTCCACAAGCAACCGTGTGGAATAGCTGAGCATCTTCACGAGTTTGAACGGCTTCTGCGTCTCCGTGACTCTGAACGGTGGCTCGTACTCCCACCATTCGCTGCCGTCGTATTCCTCGCGGCGCAGGAACCCGCCATCAGTGAACGCCACGACCAGATCGGCGGCTATCTCCTGACTGCCGTATCCGTTGTCGTAATCGATGTCGAGCACCTTTTCGGCCTGACTCCACGGAATTCCCAGCTTCTCGTCGCGGGAGCCTACGAATCGAACGTCATCGGTCGAATGCTCGCTTTGTGATATCGCATCCTTGGTTTCATCTAAAAGATTCATTCTTCCGCTGCCTTTCCTTGCATTGCCTTGACTGCGAGTCGCATGGCGTCGTAGTATTCGGCCCTCAACGCGCAGTCAGAATCCCATTGAGGGTAAGAGTCGGGCTTCAACGCCTCGTAGAACGCTTTCGCTCCGGCTACGATTTCCTCGTTCGTGGGCCGGCGCGTGGCTCCGGCGATAAAACCGGCCTCGTATTCCTTGCCCTTGGTCGTGCCACGTGCTTCCTCGGGGGATAGACTGACAGCTCGTTGGATGACAGCCCACTTCGCGTCACTGCTGATAATGCTCACCATGCGCCTCCCATGTGCAGGCAAAACGCGATGAAGCCGCCCCAAATCAGGATGAGCAGTAAAACCGCGAAACCAAGATCGGGTTCCGTGTCATCCATCGCGCAGACCAATGCCATGACGGTGAGGAGAAAGTCCGCGACGAACCAGACGAACGTTCCGAGACCAAGCCAGCCGTTCATGCTTCCACCACCTTGACCGGACGGAACGGTGCAGCATTTAGAACCTGAACGCTATCCGTTGAGAACTGCGGGCGCGTGATACTCCAATTACCGGCATCAATACACGTGAGTGGAAAGGCATTCTCGCCCATCACCCATGTGTTATCGTCCTTGTCCAACCACAGTCCAGGCTTGTCAGGAAGCCGGGGCTTCGGACGGAGTCCGTAGGTGAAGGCGTTGAAGCCAAGGGCGATACATTCCGGCCCGACAGCGCCGTATACCCGACTCCAGAATCGGTTACGGCCTTTTTCCACATCTGTGACCTTGTAGCGGTTGCCGTCGAGCATAACGGCAATATCTTTCTCTTGGAGGTCATCAGCCTCCTCGATACGCTCGTAGTTGGGGTTATCCAACAATTCGACGGTATCGACGTAACTGGGAATGATGGGCTGCGTATCAGATGATTCAGCCGAGAACACGTGTAAATATGTTCGATGCGCGTCGAGTTGCATCGAAAGGCTACACATACCGTCCGTGTCTCTGGAACGCCGCACGAGCTTCCCTATGAATACGTCTCCGTTCTCCATTGTCACCTTGACTCGCTTATCGAGATTCTGAATCTCCATAAGGGTCTTTCCTTCCCAGAATGGTTTCTCACTCATTGATAGCCTCCTTGGCTAGTTGTCGTTTACGTTTCAGATTCGCCTTATACTGGGCGGGTTTCTCGGGATGCTCCGACCTCCAACGGCGATGGTATTCAGCCATCTCACGCTGATGGGCGGCGGCATACTTACGAGCCGAAGCCCGAGCCTGAGCCAAATGCTCCGACCGGTACCGGCGTGCATACTCATTGCGTTTCTCACGATTACGAGCGTTCCGCTGATTCGCCAGATCACGCAGATGCTGCGCATACTCGGGGTCGGTTCGACGCCGTTCCCTAATACGACAGTTCCGGCACATGCCATCCTTGCCGACCCGGCACATGCCACCGCACCAATCGCATTTCGGATGACGTTCAGTTATCAGGCCGGACAGTTCGCCGCCGTTCCGGCAATAGTCGATGAACTCCTCATCGGTCATGTCATCAACGTTCACAGCCACACCTCCCCATTAGTGAACCTGCGGAACAACACAGGGTCGAGCTTGTACAACGCCCGCCGAAACTGCGGGTCACGGCAGAACAGGATGAACAACAGGCTTACTGCTTCGGCGGTTCGAGTCGCGTCCAACCTCCCTTATCGTCCAGAAGCACCCAACCATGTTGGGCGGTGAGAATCGGCACCAGTTCGGGGTGATCGTTGAAACCGCTCACGATGTACCCCAAGCTCATGGCCTCACGCGGATGGGCGTGAATCCACCCATGACATCCCGTATCGCCACTCCCACACGCCAAGATGAGGTTCGACGCCTCATGCAGTCCCGGCCACTTGTGTGACCGGAGTCTGCGATGATGCCGGCTGAAACCGCTCCAATGGAATGGTTTGCCGCAGCGGACGCACCGGTATTGGTCGCGTGCGTCCACCAAATCCTTGACGTGTTGGGACGGGTTAGATCTGCCCATTTCCGTATTCGTCCTGGGGTTGGCTCCACGGGTCCGTAGGCTGCTGATACTGCTGTTGCGGTTGCTGGAATCCCTGTTGCGGCTGCTGGAATCCTTGCTGATACTGCTGCTGCGACTGTTGGAAACCAGACTGCTGGGCCTTGGGTTTCGCGCTCAACACCGCAATGGTGCGGGCCGCGACATCCCAATTCTCATACCGTTTCCCATCCTTTTCCGACACTCTTTTGGACAAGCTGCCGTTCACAAGAACCTTCACGCTCATGTTCGGCTGGGACTTCAACTGGCGAACCTGATTCAAAGCATCCTTCGCCTGATTCGACAAGGGACGCACACCATAGAACTGAGGCTCCTTGTCAACCCACTGGTTCGTGTTCTTATCCGTGTAACCCGGATGGACGCTGACGTTGAGAATACTGGAATCCTGAAAATCCTTGATCTCTCCCGCATATCCGGTAAACTCGATGCTTGGTTCTCCGGCCATTACGCATTCCTCCTGTAATTGTTCGTCTTGTGTTTCTCCATGGCCCGCCTGTTGCAGACCAGCATGTGTGATTGGGCTCCGGCGCAATCAACGGCACCGCATGTGGGGCATTGGGGGAGCGTGATCTTGTCCCCGTGAGCCCACAGGCATCTGGCGCACTTGCAGCCCGGCCTCGGGGTGAAAGTCACTCGAAGCTCGCCTCCACCTTCGTGAACGGGAAACGATCATCCCGGACACTGGTCTTGAAGAACTGGCTGCGGGATTGGGACTGGCATGGGAAGGCGGGGGCGATGGTGCCATCATGGGAGAGCACCGGCATCCAACGTTTGCCGTCATGCTTCCACACCGATTCGGTGCGAGCCTTGTAGAAGCCCGGCTCCTTCGGAAGGTCATCCATCGTGTACGGTCCGCGGTACGCATATTGGAAAAAGGAGTCATCCATCCACCACCCGTCCGGAAAGCCGAGCTCCCCGATACTCAGGCACAGGGTCTGTCCGCCCATACGATCAGAATCCGTCTTCTTCACCGTGTACTCGTTGCCGTTCTTCACCACCACTTTGTCGCCGGGGCGAACCTTCGTGATATCGGTGATACGCTCACGGAAAGCATCATCCACCAGTTCGATGGACTTGATACCGGAGTAAGGGACGAAAGTCGAGGATGAACGAATGGCGGGAGAAAGAGAGACGCAATGAGCAACGTTTCCCACCATGTCGAGCGTACTGGTCATCGTGTCGCCGTTATTCCACGTTATCTTGACACGCAGCCCTTCCAGCTCCCCGCAGGTCTTGCCTTTCCAGAACGGTTTCTTGTCATCATCTTCAGCCTGCTTGACGGATTCCGTCTCGGGCTTCGACTCGTACACATGCACGTTCCGAGCGAAACCGGTACTGTACCCATCGCCAAAATCCAAGAAAACCACGAGATTGCCTTCATCCTCGGTCTCGATGTACAGTGGCGGCTTATGGCCCATACTCATGATGAGAACGTCCACCATACTTTCCGGGTTCTTCATCTCATGCAGTTCGCCCGCATAATGCCCGTCCGCATCATCAAACTCAACCCACATGCCCGGCTTCACGTCGTTCAAACCAATCTCACTGCTCACTAGGAGCCTCCTTAACCTTGTCGTTATGCTGTCGATAAGCGTCGATGAACCGTTGCGCCTGATATTCGGTCAACGTGCCATAAGCGACCCGCGTTTGCAGGACATTGCCGATGAAACCGTTCTCCTGACCCACCGGAATCTTGCAGTCTTCAAGAATCCGGTCGATCTGTGTTTTCTGCTCGTCGGTCATACCCTTGACAGAACGCTTTTTGTAGCCGCTCGTCTCACCGTCATCATCCGTGGTCGCCAGTCCGAACGCGCCGCAAGTGCTGTAGCGTCGCGCATACGTCAATGCGGAACCGAGGGCCTGCATGACGCTCATGCCACGCGAATCACCCACCTCGACCGGGATAAGACAATTACTGGCAATCCACTTGTCCGTGCCCTTCTTCCTGACGGCCGTATCCACATACAGGCGTCCGTCAACCAACTGGGTCGGCCATTGCAGGTCGAACCCCTGCTCGTCCACATAGTTCACGACGGAAGCCAGCGTCGCATACGTGCCACGACCGCCCCGAGCATCCTTCTTAATTACCGCCATGATTCAATCTCCTCCTCTTCCTCCAACAGCTTCCAGTCGGGGAACACGACATCCTTCGGGTATTTAGGCAACCCGTAGGCCCTCATAGCCTCCAACGGGTCCTCCGTGTTGTCACGGAACCATCTGATGCCCTGCAAGGCATGGTTTATCTTCGGTTCCGCCAGTTCGGTGATGATGGGCGAATCCTCCTGAATCTCGTAGCGCATCCAGTCGAACGGCGGGTTCTTCTCCTGCACGACGAACTCGAAACCCAACGGCCCCTTATATTCGGGCATCGTCAACCGGTAGAGACGCATGTAGAACGCGGCCTGAATGTGATACCCGTACTGCCAGCAGGAACGCTCGAACTCATCCGGCGACTTCACCGTGGTCTTGTAATCACGGATACGCAGCACACCATCCGGGTCGGGAGTGGACGGCAACCAGTCCGCCTTGCCCTTAATCAACAACCCGGTATCGGGGTCGGTGGCGATCATCGCCACCTCCGGCTGACCATCCAGCTTCGTGAAGAAATCTCCAACCATGTCCCGCATGGCCTCGACCTTCTCCACATCATCGGGAGAAAGCCATACGATATCCTCGCCCTCATGCAGTTTCAATGTCTCCGCATACCTGGCTTTGCCTTCCTTGGTGCGTAGGTTCGGTTTCACCAGCACCTCGGGGCCACTGCCCAATATGAGACTGTGAGCCGCCTTCCCGAACTCGAACTGGGGGGAGGACGAATGCTCGCCGGTCAGATACTGCGAATACGCCAACGGGCTGACCAGATACTTCTTCAACGCGGTCTGGTCCACCGCGTCAAACGCGAAGTAATCGTCATCGGCCATCTGCTCGACGGTCATTGCCACTCCTTTCTTGCTTTGAGTACTTCCTTGCCTAAAACCTTGATGGTGTCGGCCACCGAGTCGAGAAAATCGTCAACGTCCTCCGCGTCGTAGACCTCTCCGTAAAGCAGGGAACGATACGTGCGGAACTTTCTATGCCGGACATCATTCGGGGTCAACATGAGAACCCCTCGACTGCATGGACAATTGTTCCTCGCGTTCCATCAGGTGACTGTGACGCCAAGTACGCGACTTGCCCTGCTTGTGAGATGCCTCCGCATAATCGGCCACATGGTCACGGCCAACGTCGCCAACGACCTTCGACGCCTCGTTCCAATCCGAGTACACGCGATCGTTCACGGCCACATACTTGTCCGCGAGATAACGGACGCAATCACCGAGATAACGGATTGCTCTGGCGATAGAGTTGAAATCAGATGCCATCAGTCCGCGTCCTCCGATTGAATCTGCGCCCACGTCTCCTCCATGAGAGGCCTGTCGATCTCGTAGTAGATGTAGGTCTTCCCGTGCTTGGGCGGGTAGGCGCCGAACTTCATCTTGTAGTTCTCGGCAAGACGGGAGCCGAAATGCAGGGCGCTTTTCTTCATCGGCTCGAATCCTTTCGAGCGCAGGGAGTCGCTGATGATGAGACGAGGCGAGTCAGGTTCCTTCGACGTCTCAGAAGGAGCGGCTGGATCGTCGAGAATCACGCGCGCCCGACGTTCAAGCTCGTCCTGCGGCAATAGTCCACGCGCCTCGTTGAGTAGTCTCATACGGTCGAATGGGGTGAGTTCCATGATTGTTTCCCTCCACTGGGCTTGATTATTTGGTTGTCCTTCTACGCCGGTGCTGACACGTCCGAAACCCTTGTTTTGCTGGTTTCGACGCAGGACGCGAAGGGGTTAAATTTTTCTGAGCGCCAAGCCGGGAGTCGGACCCGGGTGTGATCGTGAAGTCCATGACATCGGAACGCTTCACGACCACGGCCACCGTGCGCTTGGCTCCACCGGCCGGGGAGGAAGGTAAGGAATAAAAAGACCCCGGCCGGAAGCATTATGGCTACTCGCTTAGGAGGTGGGAGAACGTCAGTGGGGTACAGCAGCAGAAGCCCGCCAGAATGCTCCACGGTCCCGCATACGGTTGGAACGCGAGGACAAGGAACCCGCATACCGTCACCGTCACGACAGCAAGCAGCATAAGGTTCTCAACCATGTGGCGGCGTTCGTCCATGGAATGCTGCCAGCCGGAGCAGTGCGCCCCATACGTTTTCCTGTTCATGACATGTCCTTTCCTCGTGGCCGAACTCGGATTCGAACCGAGAACGTCCTTGCCGTCACCGTGTTGCAATGTTGACCAACCGTGAGAGATGGATGACGAGTCCTATGGTGCGGTGACGATGGTGCGTGTCCAGATACCCCGAAGGGTCCCGGCCGATGGTTGCCGCAGTGGATCGCAGTATGGTATTTATTTGCCTGTAGTCGATAGGTGGATAAAAAACGACCCACTGCGGCAGGACTTGTTATTCCTCGTTCTTCTCGTCGGCGCAGTCGGCCAGGTCTTCAAGGGCCTTGGCGGCGAAACGCGCCTGACTTGGAGTGAGGGGGCGGGCACCGTAATCGGTGTCGATTTCCGCGTTGATAAGACCTTCGGCAGTGACGTTGCCGGTGAAGTATTCACGGGTGTGACGTTCCTCGACCACGAGCTTCTGCGAGAGATTACGATCTGAACTGACCATTGTTTTCTTTCTCTTGTGAATATCGTTTAAAGGCCCTTTCGGATTAGGCTTGTAATCGCCAAACCACATGCCAAACCCGAAAGGAAGAATGAAAAATGACCGACATCGACGCGCTTCAAAAAGCGGCTCGGGAGATCAGGGGAGACATGAGCTTCCTGAACGCCTCCAACAACGCCGAGACCTGGCTGAGACACATCAAAACGTCGATGGACTCCACAGCCAAGGCCATTGACGTTATCGCCGCCAACCAGCGCGAGCTTTCCGACCGTCTGGACAAACTCGGAGTCTGACTCGCGACGCTTGACCTGTTCTCCCCAGATTTCCGCCAACTGCGCGGAGATTTGGGGAAGCCCGGTTTCCACGATCTGAGCCATCCACGTGTTGAGAATGTTCAGCTCGTCGGCAACACGCTCCGACGAATCCGAGGCATACGAATAGTTGCCGTCACTCATATCGTCACCTTGCCTATCGGGTTAAGTTCCTTCGGAAAGGATTCGGCCTTATCCGCCAGGTCATTGAGCGCTTTCGCTATCTCGCGGGCCTGTTCCGGGGTCAGTTTTTCGCATACGGAAAGCGGTGCCGTCACCTTTACGTATCCCGGATGCGCCTCGCCTTTGAAAATGTGGGCTTCAAAGGTCTTCGTGACATCCGCCTCCAACGGGTCGTACATCACCAGGCCGATAGCAGGGGAGTCGTAGACATGTTCCCCATGCTCATTGGTCTTGGACTTAGTCTTGTACATGATTCTTCGATTCGTATCGGTCCATCATCAGACGAATGGCGTCGAGGGGAGTGGATGCCGTTGCTCCTTCTGGTTTATGTAGACGGGGCAGGACTTCCGTGGACGGTTCAATATCCGGTGTGGTCCTGAACGTTCCCGTCTGAACCATGTCCAGCCAGTCCATCAGGCGTTCCTGTTTCATGAGCCGGTATTCACCGAACGTGACGAACGCCTCATGCCGGTCGAGAAGACTGATGGTTACCGGAATGTCGCTGCTGGACGCGAGCTTTGCCGGGTCCGTGTCCAGCAGTACGCCCATCGCCATGCTTTCCTCAAGGCCGAAGCCGCGAAGTTCCACGTCCCCGATAAGACCGGAGGCGATATCGTTCTTGAGTTGTCTTACGAAATTGCGGTTGCGTAACTCAATCATGTGGACGGAAACCGTGTATCGGTGGGTGTATCCGCGTCTCGCGGTTCTCCGACTCTTCGGAGGAAGGCTGACATGCCGTTTCATGCTGTTACCTCCATGTCAGAAGGCTTGTTAGAGGCGCTTGGTGAGAAGAAGTCGGGCAGAATGTCCATCGGTGTTAAGTTCAGACATTCCGCATAGGTTGCAACCTGTCCGATTCCTATGGTTGACTGCCCCTTCAGTTGACGGGTCAGTGTTACGTAGGGAGTGCCGGACTGGTTGGAAAGCCACCTCACAGACCTATCTGCGGCCTTGAGGGCTTCCCTCAGCTTTCGAGCAGTTTGCTTGGTGATGCTTTCTTGATTAACCATATGGTTAATTATGGCACTGCTTGGATAATCCGTCAAGCTAGTTTTTTATCTATTTGGTTAATTCTCTCTCTATTTTGTGATATTCTTTATCCATGACTGAATATGGAGACCGTTTCGCAGCAGCAGTTGCCGAAGAGCTGCGGGCGCAAAAAGCAAGAGTCGGCAAAACCAACGATGAAATCGGAGAGGAAGTGGGCGTCAGCCCTGTTACCGTTCTCCGTTACCTTAAAGGCCAGCGTCAGATTCCGGTTGATGTACTAGGAGATCTATGCAAGGCTTTAGGTGCCGATGCTGGAGTAATCATGCAGACAGCGCATTTTAAGGCTTCTTTGTCTCCTGTGGCTTCCGCTGCGTCCCAGCTTGAAAAGGTCATAGGCAGAAAGATAGAAGTAGAGAAGGCCGCTTATCGGGATGATAACAAGCGTGCGGAGTCCGGTCGCGGTGAAGACTTGGACTGACCTGACCCTTGAGGCGCGCCTCATGGGAGTCCTTATAGAGGATAGGGATTTCAATGATACGCAGTGCGGGGAATACGATCCCGATACCCGCACCGCGTTCATTGACCCCACCATGAGTGTGGAACAACGGGTATGCACGTTGCAGCATGAGCTTATCCATGCGAGGCATTTCGATGACGGGCTCAGACTATTGAGCCGCGAGAAGGAGGAATGCCTGACCCGCAAGGAGACGGCGTTCGCCCTGATAAACCCCATCGAATACATGAAGGCGGAAGACCTGTACGGGGGAGAACCCTACGCGATGGCGCAGGAACTGGGCATCACCGTGGGCGTCCTGTTGGACTACCAGCGATGGCTGCATGACAATCTTGCCGCACGGGCCGCATGATTATGCACCCTATCCGTGTTTCTTGCAATCAGGGAACACGGTTCGTGGATACAATTAGCTCACCAACCCCAATGGAGAGAAGAAGGGTGATTGAACTATGAGCGACAACAATCCGCAGAAGCCGATTCCAGACAGTCAACCGGCGACGGTCAAACCGGCGCAGCCGCAACAACAGGTTTCCGACGCGGACAAAACCACCGAACAACTGCAACGTGAGGTACTGCTGTTGCAGAAGAAGCAGTTGGAGAAGGAGGCGCAGGCCAAACCGGTCACGTTCGGCACCATCGTTGGCGCAACGCTGGTCGCATGGATTATCATCGGAGTCGTCGGAGGCATCGTCGCCGCGATAGGCTTCAGCTTCATGATGTATGATATTCAGGAGCAGCGGGATCAGGAGCAGCTAGAGCAATCCCTGTACTCATATTACGATTCAAAATACAGTGACGATTCCGATTCCTACGATTACTGACGTATCGGAATGAAGATTGGTCCCGTTCTCCTGTATTGGAGGACGAGACCATTGCTGTTCGTATGAAAAGTGCCGTGACCCTGCTGGGGCCACGGCACTTGACGCATACCAGACGCTCACCATCCAAGTATGTTTTGCTTATTTCGGTTGGCTATTAACGTTTCATGAGACACTTCAATTATGCTTGGCGACACGCATGACGTCAAGCTCGAACCTGACCAGATCAAGCCTTCCATTCGATCTGCTTCAAATCGAGCCCGTCGCCTATCGTCTCCATGCCTCGCATCAAATCCTCTATCGGCACGGTGCGGTAATGCTCGCTCATTTCCACGGACGAATGGCCGACGATGCGTTGGATGATGCCGGCGTCAACCTTCATGTGGAACAGGAGCGATACGACGGAATTGCGGCATTCATGCCCGTACCGGTTCTCGTAGTCGGGGATGCCCGCCCTGCGCATGAGGTCGCGGAAACCGGCCCTGTCATCAAACGCGGATATCGGGAGTCCTTCGCGCGTCCTGAATATCAGGTTGTACGGGTTCGGGATGATGCTCTCCGTGGCTTCCAGATACCGGTGCATGACGGTGCCCAACTGGGGGATTATCGGCACGACCTTGCCTCTCGCGGACTTCGGCGGCGTCAACGCGTACCCCTTGCACAGGTGTATCATGTCGTATCCGTCCGGCACCCTCCACCGGTATCGGGGGCAGCTCGAAGGCCGTTTGAAGCCGCACGGGTATCTTCCGTCCCTGCCGGGCTCCCCACACCCATGCTCCTTGTCGAGGCTTTCCAGTTTCCAGTTCACCGTGTAGGTGCCTATCCATATCTCGCCGCTGTCCGGGGTTTCCAACGTCTTGTCCCGCCACAGGTCGAGATCGTCCAACGTGGCTCCCAGTATCTCCCCCTGCCTCATGCCGGTGAGCAGACGCCACCATTGGCGTGCCCCCAGAAACAGGTCGTCGGAGGACGCTTCGAGCATGTCCTGCATCTGCTCCACGGTGAACGCCTTGCGGTCCTGCGTGCCGCTGCGCCTGTCCGCCGACACGGCCACGGGCCCGTTGATGGTGCGCCGGTCCCCGGCCAATCCCATGTCCCTGCGTTTCGGCCTTGCCGCGCTGGTGACCGGACTGGTGGGTATCAGCCGGTCGGCCACCGCCGCCTTGAATATCTGGTTAAGGATGTTGTAGAAGCCAAGCTGCCGGTTGTACGAGCATGGGGTGCCGTCGAGGTTGCGCATGTTGGCTATCATGCGCTGCACCGCCGAGGCGGTCACTTCGCCCAGCTTCTCGTTCGCGTACTTGCACAGGTGCACGCTTATGAGGCTCGCATAGTTGTTGATGGACTTGGGTTTCAGGTCGCGTCGTTTCAGCTCGAACCATCGTTCCGCGTACTCGCCGAGCCGGGTGGCGCGGTCTACGCCCATGCCCCATTCGGTTTTCTCCTTGAGGGCTTCGGCTATTTTCCTGTCGCATTCCTTGTAGGTCTTGGCGGACACCCATCGGCCGTCCACCTTGGCCTGCCAGTTCACGTATGTCTTTACCGTGCCGTCCTTGAGTGTCTTCCGCTGCTCGTGGCGGATGGGGTAGACCGCTCCGGTTTTCCTTATCCTAGGCATTCAGCATCCTCCATTCTCCAACATTCTCCAACAAACAATCCGTGGCGAATGGTATTCCAATGGTATACCAATCGTATCAAATCGTTGGAATTCCGCCGTTCTTTCCGTGGGAGCCGTTGATTTCATTATACGTTACTGGATGTGGAAGGTGTGCTGAACTAGCACCTTTTGTTTCTGACTAAGACCCCT